CAGAACGAGCAGGCCGCGCGTGAGTCCGCCGAGCGGCTGCAGAACCTGGAGATCGCCAATGAACGGGATCTCTTCAATGCCGAGGCGAGCCTTCGGGTGAACACCGGAGAGGGCATCTGATGCAACTCATTTTCGACCTTTACATGCTGGGCATCCTCATCGCGGTGTTCGGCATCCCATTCGTCATGCTGAGGAAATAACGTGGCTCTAGTCGACATCACTGAGTACCGGGCGCTGGCCGCCGACGGGCTGGGGCGCTTCATGCCCGCCGGCCAGGAGCCCGCGCTAGCCAACCAGCAGGTGAGCAACGCCGGCGCATCGACCCAGTCTGCTGCATTCAACGCGAGCGCCTTCTTTGTGAGCTTGCACACGGATGCCGCATGTCGGATTGCCTTCGGGACAAACCCGACCGCAACCAGCGCGTCACGCCGGCTGGCCGCCAACACGACCGAGTTTTTCGGGGTCTCCCCGGGGATGAAGGTCGCCGTCATCGCATCGAGTTAGGGGCAGACATGAGATCAATGGGAAGCGTGCCGCCGAGCGATCTGGCGGGGGTGTTCGCGATCGTCGAACTGGTAAACAACTTGGTGCGCGACCCGGGCATCGTGAACGAGGTGATCGATCCGATCCGCACCGCGCACGATGAACTGGCCGCGATGCGGGATGCGTCGACCGGCCGGCTGCGCGAAGCGGAAGACGCCGAGCGGCGCGCGATCGCCGCCAGCGAGGGGGCCGCCAAGGAAGTTGCAGACGCCGCGGTGCGCGTTGGCATCGCCGAGTCTGCGGACCGGGCGATGCGCGAGCGCCTGGCTGGAATCGAGGCTCGCGAGGCCGAGGTCGCCCGCGCCGCCGAAGCTCTGGACGAGCGGTCCAAGGCAGTCTCGCGCCAGGCTCGTGATGCAGATCAGGAGCACAACGCGCGTCTGTCGGCACTGGCAGCCAAGGAGGGCGCCGTGGGCCAGTTGCAGGAGTCGCTCGAAGCGCGCCTGGCAGAGGTCGCCGCCTTAAAGGCTGAGTACCAGACCAAGTTGAACACCATCAAAGCCCTTGCTGGGGCGGAGGTCAAGGAATGAAAGAAGCAAGCAAGGCGAGCGACCAGTTCGACGCCGAAGTGGTGCGTGGTGCCGGCATAGCTGAGGTCATGGAGGCCCCGTACTTCGTCTACGAGTTCGAGTGCGTCGGCCCGGACGGCGTCGTCAAGTGGCGCGACACCATCAAGAATCTGGTGACGACCGAGGGCAAGAAGGACATCCTCGATCAGTACTTCGGCACCGGCGCCGCGGGCACCGCCCCGGCTGCGATCTACTTGGGACTGATCAGCGCCGACTCGTACACCGCGGTTGCGGTTGGCGATACTGCCGGCGGGATCAACGGGGCGAACGGTTGGAAGGAGGCGAACTCCTCGACCTTCAACCCCGTCTACACCGGGTCGCGCAAGGCGATGATCGCCGCGTTCAGTGCCGCATCTGGCACCACGACGGTGACCAAGTCCGCTTCGGCCCAGGCGTTTGCGATCGTCACCACAGGTGGCACGGTGAAGGGCGCGTTCATCATCGCCGGCGGGTCGGCCACGACCGGCAACACCACTGGGAAACTGTATTCGGCGGGCGTGTTCACCGGAGGCGACAAGACCGTGGCGCCACTGGATACGCTCAACGTCACTGCTTCTGTCCTGATGGCGGCATAACATGGCACTCACCCAAGCTCAACGCGCCCTGGTGCGCACCGCGATCCAGGCCGACGGTGCGGCGAATGCTCTGTACACGTCCGGCCAGACTGGCGCGCTCATGGACTGGTGCAACGCCAAGCAGACTCCGACAGTCAAGGCGTGGCGCACGGCCTATTCCGGCGACGAACTATACGTCGCGCACAAGCCCGTCGAGTACATTGCCAGATCTGCTGGCGAGCGCCAGGCGTTTGACCTGATGGTCAATCGGCGCATCGACCCAACCAAAGTCGCGATTCGCAAGGGCATCGAGGACATCTTCAGCGGGGCGAGCAACAGCACCAGCCGTGCGGCGATTCTCAACGACATGCAGGAGAAGGCAACCAGGGCCGAGGTTGCCATCGGCGGGCCTACAGCAACGACAGCAGTGGACGCGATCTCGGGGCTAATTCGCGACTTCGTTGGCAGCATCACCATCGATGACGTGCGCGCCATCGTGTCCGGGGCCTAATCATGGCGACCGTCACCACTGCCACCTACACATCCGCCCTGACGGTGACCATGACGTACAACCCATCCGGTACCGGGCTGGCGGATGGCGGCTACCATAGTTCGGCTGCGCTGAACAACAACAGTTCGACCAACTACGTCGACTGTCTGGTGGGTGGTGCTGTACGAGTTGGAACGCTTGGGGCCACCGGCGGCTCGATCTCAATCTATGCGTATGCGTCATACGACGGCACCGAGTACACCGGCGGCCTGGACGGGGCTGATGCCAACATTACTTGGGGCACGACCCCATCGTCGAGTTTTGTGGATGGGTTTCAGGCGCTGCCACTGCTCGGGGTGATCGGAACCGAGAACGCAGACGACGATAAGGTCATCCGATGGGGGCCGTTCAGCATCGCGCAGGCGTTCGGCGGGACCGTTCCGCCCAAGTGGGGCGTGGTCATCAGGAACAGCACGGGGGCGTCGTTTCATGCGACCCAGACCGGGGCTGAGTGCCAATACACCGGCGTGACGTTCACGTCGACCTGATACCGTGGGCGTCATCTGGACTAGCAGGAAGCGCACCCGACAACCCGGCTCAATCGCCCTTGCGGACCGCTCCAACCCCCTGAACCGGGGGTTGCGCGGGGCGTGGGACATCGGCACGTCGCTGCTGGATCTGTCGGGTAACGGCGCGCACATCGAACATGCGAGTGTCACCAACCCCCCCACGATTCAGGCGTCCGCTGGTCTGGGTCTTGCCCGTCGGTTCACGGAGAACACGGCAGGCACCGAGGGGCCAAGGCTTGCGGTCCCATGGGCAAAGTTCGCGAACATCACCGGCAGCTGGACGGTCGTCGCGTCGATCAACGCAGCCGGGCAGGGCGAGGGAACCTTTGGCCGAATCTTCGACACCGGGACTGGCGCCGTCCCAAGTTATGGACTAAACGAAGGTTTCTTCGTTTCGATGAATGGTCCCAACCAGCTGCAGGCTGGTAACACGGGAGGCACCAACCAAGTCTCCGGTTCGGACATCGTCACGAACCGATGGCACCTCACCGTCGTCACCTACAACGCAGTCTCAGGAAACATCTCGTTCTTTGTCGATGGGAAACTGTCGGGCACTCCAGCCTCACCCGGGAAATCTCCGGGGGCATTGACTGGTCCCGGCCGCCCATCCATCGGCAACCGAAGTGACGGGTTTCTAGACCGTGACTGGGACGGTCTGCTGGGGCCGTTGTTCGTCTACGACCGGGCATGGTCGGCCGCTGAGGCGCGGTCACTCGGCACGAGCGCGCCGGAGATTTACAAGCTACTGACCCAGGAACGCCGGCCGATCTTTTACTCCATCGCCGCCGGCGGGTCGATCTATTCGGCCGCCTACGACGAGTCGGCCACCGCCACCGACGGTTACACCAACACCGTCGCCTTTGCTGCCGCCACGTCAGAGTCGGCCACCGCCACCGACGCGTTCATCAACACCGCGATCTTTGCCGCGGCGGTCAGCGAACAGGCCACCGCCACCGACGAGAACACGAACACCGCAGTCTTCTCCGCGACGATCAGCGAGTCGGGGACGGCGACAGAGGGTTCCGACGGCGCGACCGCCGGGGCGACGTACGCAGAGATCAGCGAGCAGGCTGACGCCAGCGACTCGTACGGGGCGACGATGGTTGCCGCGGCGAGCATCTCGGAGGAGGCAACCGCCACCGACGGAGTGACTGGGGCGAACACCACCTCTGCCGCGATCAGCGAGGAGGCGACCGCCACCGACAGCCTGGCCGGCGCGAACACCACGTCGGCGGAGATCAGCGAGCAGGCCACCGCGACAGACTCGACCAGCAACACCCTGGAGGCCGCGGCCAGCATCTCCGAGTCGGCGACGGCATCGGACGAACAGACCAACACGGCAGTGATCAACGCAGCCGTGTCCGAGTCGGCAACCGCCACCGACTTCTTCTTCGGCTCAGTGCCAGGTGCTGGCGCCGGTGACGGCGTATCTGGCAACCACGACATCGTGAAGATGGGTCGAATGATGGGGCGCTCGTGAAGCCAGAAGATTTTCAGACCGAGGCCTGGCGCCGGTTCACGCAAGAGCTTGAGGAGCAGTTGGCCTCGCTTCGAGCCAAGAACGACGCCAAGACCTTGAACGAATCAGACACCTCGTTCCTTCGCGGAAGGATCTTCGAGGTCAAACGAATTCTGTCCCTCGGCAAGAGCGACAGGAAGGGAGACGACCCGAGCGGCTTCGAGTAATCGAGGACTCTCGCGTCGTCATTGGTGGGCCGCCTTCGGGCGGCCTTTTTCATTTCTGAGCACCCATGGAACAACTCACCGAACAGCAAGCGCTGGACATCTGGAACGAGACCGAGACGCCCGAGCCGGTCGCACAGGAACCCAAGGCTGAGGTGCCGGCTGAAGAGCCCGCCCCGGAGGCCCAACCGGAACCTGTGGACGACCCGTTTGAGGGGTTCTCTCCGCGAGCCAAGGAATACATCGTCGGCCAGCAGGCGGTGATGGAACAACTGCGTTCCCAAACGGAAGCGCTGCAAAGCCGCGTGCGCAACGCCGAGGGACACATCGGTGGACTGAAGAGCCAGTTGGAGCGTGCCGCCTCGGCCGCCCGCGACACCGGCAACGAAGCCCCGACCAACGCAGAGATCCGGGAGGCGGTCGCCTCACCCGAGGCGCTCAAGCAGTTCCGGGAGGACTACCCCGAGATTGCGAAAGCGGTCGACCTGGCAATCCAAGAACGCGTCTCTTCGCTTCCCCGCCCCGCGCCGGCAAGCAACGAGATCGAGGCCTTGAGGAACCAGATCGCCCAGATCGAGCGCCAGCGTGCCATCGACTTCATCGAGTTCCGGCACGAGGGGTGGATCGAAACCATCCGCACCCCCGAGTTCCAGGGGTGGGTCAAGTCACAACCGCGGGAAGTCGCAGCCCTTGGCGACAGCAGTGACCCGCGCGATGCAGTCCGAATGCTCGACCTGTTCAAGGCAGGCCGGGCCAAACCCCCTCAGCGGCAGTCCTCAGCGGCGGCCATCCCGTCCGGTCGCTCCACGCCCTCGCGGCGCGTGAAGAGCGTCGACGAGATGACCGAGGCCGAGTACTGGGCGCACCTCGACGCAACAGAAAAGTAAGGAACTAGACCATGCAGACCTATTCGCTGGTTGCAAGTCGCAACCTCATCCGTGCTGAGCGTGAAATGCTCAAGCACGCCGAGCCCATCAAGGTGCTCTCGAACTTCGGCACCCAGAAGCAACAGCCGAAGAACATGACGGACACCATCGTGTTCCGTCGCGTGCTGCCGCTCGACTACAACAGCACGACCTACGCCCCGGTGGTCAACGCGACGGACTACGTCCTGAACGAAGGCACCACCCCGGCGCCGCGCACGATCAACTACCAGGACGTGTCGGTCACCCTGCAGCAGTACGGCATCTTGCTCCAGCTGTCGAGCAAGGCCGAACTGATGTACGAGGACGACATCCCCGGTGACATGATCAAGCTCGCCGGCGAGCACATGGCGACCATCGAAGAGATGATCAACTACGGCGTGGTTCGCGCCGGGACGACCGTCTACTTCCCCGGCACCATCCTCGTTCGCGCCGACTGCAACGCGGCGATCACGCTGAACGTGCTGCGCAAGACGGCTCGCGCCCTCGAAGCGCGCCACGCCAAGCATGTGAACTCGCGCCTGGCCTCCGGCCCGAACTTCGGCAATGCCGCGGTTCACCCCGGCTACCTGGTGTTCATCCACACCGACGTCGAGTCGGACGTGCGCAACCTGGCCGGCTTCACCTCGGTGGTCGACTACGGTTCGTTCAAGCCGGTGCACGAGCGTGAGATCGGTGCGGTGGAGCAGTTCCGCTTCATCACCTCGCCGTACTTCCGCCCGATCGCCAACGCTGCCACGGGCGTCGCCCTGAACGGCATGGAATCGACCGGCGGCACCTACGCCGACGTGTACCAGACCCTGGTCGTTGCTCAAGACGCCTGGGGCCAGGTCGCGCTGAAGGGCATGGGCGCTGCGAAGCCCCGTTACCTGCCGGCGAGCGACATCAACCACGCCAACCCGATGGGCCAGTTCGGCTTCGTCTCGGCGTCGTTCTGGAAGGCCGCGGTCCGCCTGAACGAATCGTGGATGGTGCGCATCGAGCACGCCGTGACCGACCTGTGATGAGGTGACCACATGGCTTACAAGCAACGCATCAATGCCATGAAGGGGCTCAGCACTCAGGACAAGCTCGCGCTCACCGCCGAGTTTGACGCCCTGTATGCCGATCTCACCGACATGCGCACCAAGTACGCCGCCGTCCTCGCCAAGCTGGATGCGGACGCCGGCGTGACCGACACGAACTACGCGAGCCTGCAGTCCTACGCGACTCGCACGTTCACTCAGACCTGAAAGGAGTCCTCCAATGGACAACATGTCGAAAATGGTGGGCGCGAACTGCGTCCTGAACAAGGTGACGCTGGCGGCCGGCTCGACCACCGACCTGATCAAGATCTCGGCGAACGCCGAATACGCGATCGATGGGATCGTCTACTCGAAGACCGCCGCTGCGGCTGGCTTCGCGTGGTCCCAGCACACGACCTTCGCGACCCACGCCGCCGCTACCTCGCGGCTGTACGGTCTGATCGTCGACAAGGACGGCAACATCAAGCAGACGCAAGGCCCGGCCATCGTCACCAACTCCGAATCGAACGCGAACGCACTGCAGATCCCTGCGGTGCCCAAGGGCTACGCGCTCCTGGGTCTGGTTCGCGTGTCGCTCAGTTCGGCCGACACGGCTGGCTTCGTGCCTGACACCGATGCCCTGACGACCTCCGGCACTCGCACCGTCGCGTTCTACGACACGATGGTTCCGCCTTCGGAGCCGATCCGCTTCTGATCTCTCCTTGGTGCTGAACTTGGCGGGGACTTCGGTCCCCGTCTTTTTTTGTGGAAACGACCATGCCCCGAGGCGTGTACGACAGGAACAAAACAGTGAACAAGAAGGTCAACTCCGAGGACATCGACATCGTCGGTGGCGAGCGCGAATTCAAGGTGGGTGATGTCGCGGGCCGAGGCCTGGACATGCCCGAGACCGACAACGAAATCATCGTGGGCGGCGACATCGACAAGGAGCGCTTCAACAACGACGTGCTCACCGTGACGTTCATGCCGCCCGGCAACGAGAACGAGCCCAAGTTCGCCGAGGTGAACGTGAACGGCAAGCGTGTCGTGGCGCGCCGCGGCGACACCGTGAAGATGCGCCGCTTCCAGGTCGCGGTGCTGGCCCAGTCGAAGATCGCCCGCATCGAGCAGCTGCGCGTGACCGGCCCGGACGGCAACCCCCAGTACGTCGAGCGCGAGGTGTTCTCGCAGACCTATCCGTTCTCGGTCATCGAGGATCCGGATCCGCGCGGCCGCGCCTGGCTCAAGCAGCAACTCGCCAACCCGGTGTAATCCATGAACCGTCTCACCCTTGCTCAGTCCCTCCGGGAGAAGTGCGGCATCACCGGCTCCGGCCCGTCGACCACGATTGGGCAAACGGGTGAGATGCTGCGGGTGGTCAACTGGATCGATGAGGCATGGCTGCAGATCCAGACGCTGTCCGACTGGTGGCAGTGGATGCGCGCCGACTTCTCGTTCGACACCGTCGCGGCCCAGCGCGAGTACGTCCCATCCGCCTCTCCGCTGAGCCTGACGAACTTCGCCCGGTGGTACACCGAGCCCGATCACACCTGGCGCGCCTACCTGCTCTCCGCGGGGAAGTCGACCGAGCAGTTCCTGATCGAGGAGCCCAACTACCAGGTCTATCGAGACACCTTCCTGTTCGGCTCCGAGCAGTCTGGCCCCCCTCGGGTGTTCTCGATCAACCCGGTGAACAAGGCGATCTCGCTGGCCCCGCTGGTGGACGGCATCTACCGCGTCTACGGGTCGTACCAGAAGGGTCCGGTGGCGATGACGGCAGACGCTGACATCCCGGGCCTGCCACTTCGCTACCACATGCTCATCGTGTACCGCGCGATGATGCTGTACGCAGCCTACGAGGCGGCGCCCGAGGTGCAGCAGGAGGCGGTGGGCAACTACAAGTCGATGCTCTCACGCCTGAAGCGCGATCAGCTTCCGGCCTTCACGATCGGTGGCCCGCTTGTTGAATAACCCGATCCCCAAGACCGACATCAAGACGGAGTTCATCCCGTTCGTCGGCGGCTTGAACCTGGTCACGCCTGCCGTGATGATCCCGCCGGGGCAGTGCATCGACGCGATCAACTACGAGCCCTCGATCAACGGCGGCTACACCCGCATCAAGGGCTACGAGCGATTCGACGGGCGCCCGGCCCCCTCCGAGGTCGTCATCACGTCCCTGGCCTGCACGATCACCGGGGTCTTGGTGGCTGGAGACCTGGTCGAGCAGGGCGCGGTCAACGGCCGGTACATCAAGGCGGTCACGGGCGGGATCTTGCTGGGCAACGTCACCGGCACCTTCCTGGGCTCGACCGCTCTGACGGTCTCGGCGGTGAACGTGGGCACGACCGCGGCATCGGCGCCGCTGGCGCTCGCCAGGTCAGCCTCTGCGGCGGCCCAGGACAAGGTGGACGCGGCTGACATCTACCGCGCCTACATCACCACCGTCCCGGGCTCGGGCCCCGTCCGAGGGGTCTGGTTGTACGGTGGCGTCGTCTATGCCTGGCGCGACAACGCGGGGGCGACGGCTTGCATTTTGCATCGGTCATCGGCCTCCGGATGGGTTGCCGTGACCATGCCCTACGAAGTATCATTCTCGGCGGGATCTTCCGCCTTCGCAGAGGGCGTGACGGTCAGGGGGAACACCTCCCTGGCGACCGGCGTGGTGCGTCGGGTGGTCTTGCAGACGGGTGACTGGTCAGGCACGGGTGTCGGCAAGTTGGTCGTCGACACGGTCTCCGGCACCTTCCAAAACGGCGAGTCGCTGCGGTCTTCAGCAGACGCCTACGCCACCAACCGCGCAACGTGCGTTGGCACGCAGGCCCAGGTCTCATTCCCGGCCGGCGGCAAGTACCGATTCCAGACCTACAACTTCTTCGGCGGCTCGACTACCAATCGCGTGTACGGCGTGAACGGGGTCGGGCCTGCCTTCGAGTTCGACGGCACGACGGTGGTCCCGATCCGCACCGGCGCGACGACGGACACCCCGAGCTACGTTCGGTGCCAGCGGCGCTACCTGTACCTGGGGCAGGGCTCTTCGGTGCAGAACTCCTCGGTGGGCGAGCCCTATCGGTTCGTCACGGCAGAGGGCGCCGCCGAGTATGCGGTGGGCGACACGGTCACGGGCCTCGAAACCCTGCCCGGCCAGTCGCTGGGGATTTTCACGAGGAACCAGACGCAGGCCTTGATCGGCGCCTCGATCGACGACTGGACGCTGCAGCCGATCGCCCCGGAATCCGGGGCACTGCCGTACACGACCGCGGTGGTCCGGATGGCCTATGCCTTGGACGACCGCGGCATCACGGCGGTGTCCCCGAGCCAGCAGTACGGCAACTTCAGCTTCGAGACCGTCAGCCGTCTGGTGCAGCCGATGGTCAATCAGCTGAAGGGCTTGGCGGTGGATTGCTGCCTGGTCCGAGACAAGAATCAGGTGCGTTGGTTCTTCTCGGATGGGCGGACCCTGGTCATGTACATGGAGGGCACTCAGGTCGCAGCGATCATGCTGCTGCTCTACCCGGATGTGCCCAACGTGGTCTGCTCGCAAGAGGACACCACCGGCATCGAGCGCGTGTTCATGGGCTCCACCGATGGGTATGTCTACGAACTGAACAAGGGCTCGACGTTCGATGGTTCGGCCATCGAGTCTATGGTCCGGATCCCGTACTACTCGGCCAGGGCTCCTCGCACCCGAAAGCGCTACCGCCGAGTGGCGATCGAGATCGATGCGGACCTGTACACCGGCATCACGATCAGGCCCGACTTCAACTACGGGGATGCGCTGGTCTCAGCTGCGGACAACGAGACGATCGACACGCACCTGAACGAATCGATCATCTCCGCGGGGACGGGCGGTATCTGGGACTCGGTGCAGTGGGACTCGTTCTTCTGGGACGCTGAGCAAGTAAACGCTCCGTCGTTCTCGGTGGCGGGCACGGCTCTGAACATGTCGATCCTCTTCACGAGCAACACCACTCTCGACTTCGGCCACACCCTTCAGGGTCTGACCATGCACTACACGCCTCGGAGGCTTCAGCGGTGAGCAATCGTTTCTTCGACTGGGTTGCATCGGCGTCGAGGTTCATCTCGTACACCTGGGCTCGCGCGTCGGAGGTCAATGCGTCGCTGGACAACGTCTCCACCGGCTTCGAGTTGGTGCAAGACGAGATCGACGAGAACAAGACGCGCTCGATCCGACTGCCCGTGGGCCAGGACGGCGACATCACCACGACCTCGGCCAATCGCGCGCGGCGCGTGCTCACGTTCGATGCGTCCGGCCTCCCGTACATCTTCCCTCCCGATGACGCGGCAACCCGGGCCAACAAGGTCTTCGCCTGGGACGCCTCTGGCAACCCCATCCTGGCCTCCAACGGCGCGCCGTATGCGTGGCTGCCCAGTCAGACCGGAAACAACCGCAAGATCCTGACCACCGATGGCTCAAACCCGTCGTGGATTTTCAACGGTCTGACCAGGCTATCGAAGACCACCACCGCCAGCCTTGGCGCCGATGACAACCGCACGATGGTGGACTGCTCCGGCACGTTCACCGTCACGTTCGCGGCGCCGGCCACCCTCACGACCGGGTGGCACGCGATCCTGCGCAACACTGGCAGCGGCAACGTCACGGTGGCGCACACGAGCGGCAACATCGACGGTCTGACCTCCTACGTCATGTACCCCGGCGAGGCCCGCCTGTTCCAGTGCGATGGATCGACCATTCGCTCCCAGGTGCTGCAGGGGTTCCGGCTCTTCGCAACGTCGTCAACGACCGCCACGATGCCGCCCGGCTACTCGCGCCTCGGGTACGACCTCCTCGGGGGCGGGGCGAGCGGCGGCGGCGGCGCCAGTGGAACTCACGCGGGCAATACTCAAGCGGTCAATGGCGGTTGCGGCGGTGGCGGCGGCGGTCGGCACGTTGGAAACATCGACCCGCCAGCGGCTGGGACGACGATCACTGTCAGTGTGGGCACCGGAGGCGCCGCAGTGTCCGGTAGGACTGCCGGGTCAAGCCTTTTGTATGTTTCCGGCAATGCTGGCGGAAACTCCTCGATCTCATGGTCGTCGGTCACGAGAGCAGAGGCGCAGGGCGCGACTTTGCCTTCTGCCGGAATCAGTTATGGCGGCGAATACTTGGTCAACAACTACGGCAGCAGGTACAACGGAGGGTCGCAGACAGCGCAAAACGCCACTAACTCCGATGGCGCCAGTTCGTACATGGCGGCCCCCGCTGGCGGCAACGGTGGCGGCGTGCTCTACAACGGCGGCGGTCCGGCCTACAACTTCCAGCCGGCGAGCGCGGGCGGGACGAAGAACACCGGCACTCTCGGTGGTGGCGGCGCAGCCGGGACGAGCGGGGCATCGGGCGGCGCCGGATCTACGGCAGCCGACTCTGGCGGAGGCGGCGGCGGGTATGGAAACGCGGGCGCTGGAGGTAACGGCGCGGCTGGCACCGGGTATGGATCGGGCGGTGGTGGTGGCGGGGCCTGCACTGATGGATCGGCGGCCGGTGGCAATGGCGGCAATGGCGCTGATGGCTACGCCTGCATCGTGGGGCTCGTATGAAGATCGCTCTGGTCAAGAATGGGGTCGTGGTCAACACGGTCAGAGGAGGCCAGGAGTTCGCCGACTCGATCGCCGCTGACTGGGATGCGGTGCTGGTGTTCGCCGATGACAACCCGGTCAGCCCGGGTTGGACTGTCAGCGGCCAGACTGTGTCAAAGCCGGCAGATCCGGCCCCCGTCGTTCCTTCGTCGGTCACGATGCGCCAAGCCCGTCTCGCCCTTCTTGGGGCGGGCAAGTTGGCTGCGGTTCAGGAGGCGATTGACGCTCTGCCAGAGCCCACCAAGACCGCCGCGCAGATCGAGTGGGAGTACTCCAACGAAGTGCAGCGCCACAACGGTCTGGTGTCGTCCCTTGGGCCTGCGCTGGGCCTGACCAGCGAGCAGATCGATCAACTCTTCATTGGGGCAGCCGCGCTATGAGCCGCTCCTGGGGACACGAGGTCTTCGTTGCCGTCGACCAGGTCATCAACGCGATCCTGGGCGGCTACTCAGACGAGTCGATCTCGGCTCGATCGTATCGACTGGGCAGCAAGGCCTGGCGTCTTGACCGATGGGATCAGTGGCGCGTGATGTGGGTGGTCGTCGACATCCTGTTCCTGCCGCAGGACTGGTGGATCAAGTACCGCACCGGGGTTTACCCGGACATCGGCCACTGCGAGCGCGCCTATCAATCCGAGGTCAAGCGGCTGCAACTCCCGCCGGAGTACCGGCAATGACACTGTTCAAGGCGACATGATGGCAGACGCCGTTCCGAAATATTTTCAGGACAACCCCGACGTTGCGAACGCGTTCGCGTCCAACAACTACGGGATGAGTGCCCAGCAGTTCGCTGATGCGCACTACGCCAACTACGGCAACAAAGAGCAGCGGGTCGCCCCCACTCCGGCGCCCGCCGCCGCGCCGGCTCCGGCGCCCGCCGTCGCGCCGACACCCGCGCCAGCCCCCTCGACCCCGAAGTACCTCAGCAAGGATCAGCTGGACACCTACCTGAACGCGAACTACGGCGAACTGTCGAACGCATTCAGCCAGGTGGGATCCCAATACGGGTTCACCAACCTGAACGACTTCGCTAACGCGCAGTACATCAATCACGGCGCCAACGAGATCGCCTCGGGCCAGCGCTCCAACCCGTTCGCCACCGCCCCCACCCCCGCTCCTGCTCCAGCCCCCGCCCCCGCTCCGCCGCCGGCCACCGACTATGCCGCGCTGATCGCAAACGCGATGAAGGCCGCCGGGGTTGGCGCCCAGCCTCCTGCGACTCCCCCGCCGCCGGCTGCCGTGCAGGCCGCTCCCGTGACCTACACGCCGGTCTCGGCACAGGTGAACCGCAGCACCGACACCGCGGCCGGGCAGATCCAGAGCCTGCTCGCCGAGGGCAGCCCGGTACTGGATCGAGCCCGCTCTCTTGCCGAGCAGCGCGCCAATTCCCGAGGCCTCATCAACTCCTCTATCGGCGCCGGCGCGGGCACCGCGGCGATGATCGATGCGGCTGCCGGCATTGGGACCAGCGACGCAGGAATCTACTCGCAGCAGCGGCTGGCGAACCAGCAGGCGGCCAACGAGATGGAACTGGCCCGCGGCAACTCGGCCACCCAGGTTGGGCTGGCGAACGCTCGGGCTCAGAACGACTTCGGCCTGGCCGGCTACAACAACCAGTTGGAGATGGGCCGCATGGGCTACGACTCCCAGCTGGGCCTGGTGCGCGGCGTCTTCGATGCCGGGGTCGGAGAGCAGAAGGACTATCGGACCGCGGACCTGAACGATCGCAACGACGCGCGCTCCTCGGATCGCACCTTCATGAACCAGTCGCGCCTGAACGAGCAAAGCTTCGGGTTCGACCGGACCTTGGGGGCTGAGACCGACTTCCGTCGCGAGGGCATCGCCAATCGAGCCAGGAAAGACGAGCAGGGCTTTGCCACCGGCGAAAGACTGGCGGGCCAGCAGTTCACCGCCGGCGAGAACCAGGCGAATCGCCAGTTCCAGGCGGGCGAGAACCAGGCGAATCGCCAGTTCCAGGCGGGCGAGAACCAGGCCAACCGCCAGTTCCAGACCGGCGAGCGCATTGCCGGCCAGGAGTTCGCCTCCGGCGAGAACGAGGCCAACCGCCAGTTCCAGGCCAACGAGAACGCCCTGGCTCGTGCGGTGACGCAAGAAGAGGGCAGGCTTGGCCGCGCCTTCACGGCGGAAGAGAACCGGCTCACCCGAGAGGCCAGCCGAGAGGCAGCGTCTCGCGGCCTGAGCGGGCAGATCGCGGTCCAGGCTTCGATGGACGTGGCGCGCGTCGCGTCTGACCCGAACATCGACAAGGAAAACAAGCCCGGCATGATCGAGCTAATCTGGGCGAACGCGAGGACCGCGCAGTCATCGGTCGACGGTGTAAACGGGACGAACTTCGCCGACATCTTTCCTGGCGGGCCCAATGGGCCCAAGCTGACGACGGTGGGAGGCTCGCAGCCCGTCAGCGCGCAGACCCAGCAGCAGATCATCGACCAGTCGGTGAACCGGATCGTGCAGGACTACCAGACCAACAACCCGGCCAATAGGCCGGGCAGCTGATGATCAGGCGAGCCACCATCCACGACCTGGCGGCGATCGTCGACCTGGCGATCGAGGCCATCGACCCTTCGTCCGTGCCGACTCTGCGCATCGACCGCGAGCGCATCGAGGTGATGTGCAAAGAGGTCATCACCGCACCGAAGAACTTCGCGATGGTCTCGATTCGAGACGGCAAGGTCGTCGGCGCAGTCGGAGTGCTGGTTCACGACTCGCTCTTCTTCGAGCGGATGACCGCCTCGGTGCTGATGTTCTATTGCAAGGCGCCTGGTGATGGGGCTCGCATGATCCGCGACTTCATTCGGTGGGCCAAGGGTCGCCCGGCGATCAAGCAGATCATTTTCAGCCTGGAGTGGGACGCCGATCCTCGGATCGCGAAGTTCCTCGATCGCATGGGGTTCAAGAACCACCCGTGCATGGTCCTAAACAAGTGAGGCCAAAATCTCAAAAGCCATCAAGTCGGTAGGGCGGGCCGTCTCCCGCATCGTCAAAGGCGTCGCGAAGGGAATCCGGAAATTCGCGAAGAGCACGCTTGGCAAGGTCGTGCTCACCGTGGTCGCCGGCATGATCCTCGGGCCTGCCGTCGGGTCTCTCATGCAATCGGCTGGCGGAGCCCTGGCGGCCGGAGCGGCGGAGGGCTCCCTCGCCTCAATTGTCGGCAACGGCTTGTCGAGCGCCGGGAGCTTCATCGGCGGCACGGGCGCGGCCGCCGGCTCCGGGTTGTCTGGCGCCCTCGAAGCGGCAGCCTCCTCGGTGACCACGTCGGTGGGCAATGCCTTCTCCGGCGTGAAGAGTTTCTTCGGCGGCGGGCCGGCTCCGACTGTCGGCGCGGACCCCGGCGGCTGGGTGTCGGCCGAAGGGGGTGCCGGGTACTCCGGCGGCATGGCCGCGGATGCCTCGCAACTCGCTGCGCCCACCATGCCGTTTGATAGCGGCGCCAACGTCGAGCAGATGACGAGCGCGGCCAACCCGCTGGAGGCTCCTCAGTCGAACATCCCGCCCTCGCTGGCGGAGAAGCCGGTGACGGTCAACAGCATGGCCCAGCCGCCCCAGATGGCGCCCCAGTCGGTGGAGCCCGGTGGCCTTCGGGTTCCCCAGG